ATGGCATACAGTTACACGTAAAAAGCATAAGAAGACTAATTAACTTAGTTAATTATCTTTCTTGTAAATTTAATATTGAAAATACATAATTTTTACTTACATCACTTAATGGTTCTGGTTCTTTTTCTATATCTATATTAAAATTTAAAAATATTTCATCTTTATTACCTTTAAAAGTATTTGTTGGAGAAAAAAACATATTTTTTAAATCCTTTTCATGAATAAATAATTCGTGTGTTCTATTTGTACCTCTTCTTTGTAAATAATTTTGTTGTTCAGGAGTTATACATGCACAACCTTTATCACTTGAATAATGCGAATAATACATACAGCATTCTGGTAAAAACTTATTATTTTTGAAAACTTCTTGTGCGCCTGTCACTTCTATGTTTGGATGCTTACCTAAGTTATATTTATCGTTTTTATAAATTTCACTTATTGAACTTGGTATATTTTCTTGATAATTATTGAAATCTAGATTATTAAAATTTTCGTTATTTTTTTTTTTTATATATGTATTAATTAGTTCTAATGGATTTTTAATTTCATTTTGTAATATAAATTTCTGAAATCCATGAATTAGCACTTTATTAAATACTATTAATAACAATATTATAAAAAAAATTATTTTAAAAAGAATTCTTTTTTTTAATTTGTTTATTAGTCCCATTAAAATAATTAAATATTTTAAATAATAATTAATTATTTTTTATTTAAGTAGCCTCTCATGAATCTGGTGGTTTATTAAATGACATTTCATAGTCACTTTGTGATACTGGATTTATAATTTTTACTAATATATCATTACAAGCTTGTGCAAAAATCATATATAAAGTTATAAGTAATATAAAAAATATATGTAAAAATATAACTACAATTGTCCAAACTGCTACTGGTGCCCATGCCCAACAACCTATACAAAATACTGGACTTAATGTTACAGCAATTACATACAATGCTAATAAAACCAATGCAGAAATTACTAAAGCCAATAATGATGGTAAAATTGCTCCCACCAAAAATGATAGTGCCATTACTGGAAAAATTAATTTAATTGAATCTACTATTATTACTATTTGATAATAAATTAAAGATATAAAACCTAATATTGAAGCTATGAAATTATTTACTTTGGCAAATATATTTATATTAGCTAGTGCCATTCTCTCTAATCTTAACATTATTTCTCTAAATATACTAACTAACAAATCATATAAATGCATTATATAATCTAATATTTGTAAAAACATGGCTGCTAAAAATTGTAATATTTCTGAAAATATATTAACTATTGCATTTATTGGAGCTAATATATCTGATGCTATATTTGATGTCAAATTATTTAAACAATTTCTTAAATTTTCTCCATTAAAACCATCTCCAGCACCATTTATTACTTTTCCAAATGGCATATAAAACGGATTACACTTATTTTTTTCCCAATTTATTTTTTCTAAATTTACTCTAGAAGAAAAATATACATATAAAACTACATATATTACAAAAACTACTGCTAATATTGTTATTACTATATCAATATTATATTTTTCACCATATGATAATTTTTCAAAATAACTTTTTATTGTATTTTGTAAAAATTTTTCTTTTGATTCTTCCATGTTAATATATAATTATAATTTTTTATTTAGCCTAAGGCCCCAAAACTTGCTATTTTTATAAATGTGCCCGGTAATTCATTCCATGCCGACTCTCCTGCTACTAATGTAGATTGAATTGTATAAAATAATACTGTTATTGTTGATGTTAATTTACTAAATGTATCCTCTACACCTATAAAAATTCTATTAGCACCATCTGTCATATTATATAATCTTCCCTTTGCATCCTCTACAAAATTACCCATATTGTTATCTTGTGTATTTCCAAATAATTTTGTTTGCTCAAATATTTCTGTAAATATTGCTCCATTTTGTGCAAAATAACTTAATGATTGATATATGGGTTCTAAAAATGAACTCATAAAATCTACCTGTGATTTTTGTATACATTCATTAAAATTCTCTCCAGTATCATGTCCAAATAATCTTGCAAATGGCATTACTGATGGATTACATTTATAATGTTCCCAATTATTTTTTATATTTGATATACCAATACTTATTGCTAATACTCCATGTAATATACTAAAAATAAAAATAATTACTACTGCACTTCCTAAATCTCCAAATGTACTAGTCATATTAAATTATATACCTATTATAAATATACAATTTAATTATATTAATCATTATTTAATTCTCTCTTATGTTCACCATCTATTACTGACTTATTTTTATTTTTTAAATGTTCTAAACTTTCACATTGTGAATTTACCATTACATTTGATTTATTTCCTTTCAATCCTAAGTTACTATAATTTGATGAACATTTATTCATACCTTCTAAAAAACCTTCTACTACATTTTTTGCTTTTGTCATACCCCCTAACTCTTTATTTAATAAATCTTTTCTTTTTACATTCTTTTCTTTATATAATTCATTTATATCATTTTGCATATTTAAACCATCTGCAGTATTTGCTCTTTCATTATTTAAATGTTCAGACATCTCTTTTTTTGTTAATGCCTCTACTAAATTATAATTACCACAAATTAAGAATACTAATATTAATCCTATTAATAAAAAAATTATAAACTTATAATTTTTTCCATTAAAGATTGACCCTAAATTTTTTTTTAAATTTACCATTTATATATTATTTTATTATAAAACTTTCACAAAATATATATATTATAACTTAAATATATATTTATTTTTTATATATATATATGTCTATTCTTGATAATCAACAAAAACTCGATCTTCAAAATATGATAAAAGCTAACGATACTCAAGATGTTACTGAAGAAATACGTAAAAATAAACAAAGCAATCATATTAGAAATGATATCAAACAAATGCTTTTTTTAAAACAAAAATATTCGCGTCTTGTTAAATCTAATCCAAAGGAATTTGATAAAATATGTGTTAGTCAATGTCAATTTTTATTTAATAATTATACTGATATTTTTAATAAAATCAAAAATGATACACTTAATCTTAGTATTATGGATAAATTTCTAAATATTTTAAAACAAATCGAAGACGGTGAGCTAAATCAACACGAAGGTTCATATCTAGTTGGTAAACATTTAAAAGAATTATATGTTGATAGTGCTATGAGAAATCAACAAAAAATTGAATCCAATGACCGTAAGAAAAAAGTTCAAAAAAAACCTGCTCTTCTTGAAAAAAATATATCATATAAAGATTTCAAAAAAATGCAAAATTAATATTCTAATTCTCAACTATATTTCATTATTCTATTATTACTTATAGACCATTGTGTTATTAACGGGGTTGTTTTAAAAATATAGTATAGTTTAGCTTTTTCTGATTTTATTAAATACTTATATAAATTATCTAGTCTCTCCTTCTCACTATTTTCATTTAAATCTGTTTTATTATTAATCTCTAAATTAAATTTTATTAACTCATTTGGAATATCTTTTATACTATATAACCATTCATCATAATTCATATGTATATGTATATATATATATTTATATATATATTTATTTTAAGTTATATAAAACCAATTTAAAAAAATATACTTGTATTATATTATTACATTTAATGCTGTCTAAATTTATTATTCTCATTTTTACTACTGTATCTGCTTTTTTTAATCCAACTGTTAAATTGTCTAATGGTAGAAGTGCTACTTTAAATGGACGAGGTCCACCTGTTTTGTTTTCAACTGGTCTTTTTGGAACTATGCCCGAACAGTTTTATACTCAACTTATTAAAAATATGAAACATAATGTTACAATTGTTACTTTAGATGGTATAATGCCTATTATGCCAAAAGATATTACTGATCTTGCTGATTCTCTGAAAGTAGATTCGATTACATATGCTGGACATTCATCTTTTAATCCTGTTCTACTTGAAACTGATAGAATTAATAATGCACTTTTAATAGACCCGATTGTTATTCCTGAATTTGATATTAATGGTATTCTATCGGGCGGACTCAATAATATTGAAACAACTTCTATTAGTGTTAATTATCCTGTTATTGTTATAAAATCTGAAAAATTATATCAATCTAAACTTGATTTACCAACGTGGCAAGAACTTGAAATTAATGGTAATGTGCAAAGTGAAATTTTTAATGGTGTTGGTCATCCTGATATTCTTGATGATACTTGGGCTAATCTAGCTAAAAGCACTGAATTATGGGGCACAGCTCAAGGTGAAACTGTAGGTTTCAAAGAATGGAAATATGATAATAAAAATACGATTCCTTCTATTCGTAAAGAATATAGACAATATGTTTCAAGAAAAATTCTTGAACTTGTTAACACTAAACTCCCTGAACAACAAGCACTAGTTAGTAAATCTAATAGTGAATCTTATGATTATGAAACACCTATTAATTAAATATATATATTTATTAAAAAAAACTTAACTTAATATAGAAAATCAAAACAACATAATCTTCTGTTAATTTTATCATCTTCCAATTCTATTTTCAATATATCTCCTTTTTCATAATAATATCTTATTACATCTATTGTATTTACTGAATTTATACAGGGAACCCCATTTAAATATAAAATTTTATTACCGGGTTTTAAATATCCTTTTAATTTTTTATTTTTTTCTAAATTTTTTACTATTATTCCAGTATTGTTAATTTGTTCTTCGCATGTTTCTTTTTTTTCTATTGTTATTCCTGGTTCCAATTTATCATTAAAATTAACATAAACTATTTTTGTATCCTCTTTATTTATTTTTTTTTTACTATTTGGATTATTTTTTAAATCAAATTCTTCATCTAATTTAACTTGAAATATTCTATCCTTACACATTGGACATTTTATTCCACCTTTTAAACACCATTTAATTAAACAATTGTAGCAAAAATGATGACTGCAACTTGCATAACAACTATTAGAAATAGTTTCAAAACAAATTGGACATTCCATTATATAATTTAAATAATTTTTTTTTAATATTTACATTATATATTAATGGTTCAAACATTTAAACAAAAACGTAGACAAAATTTTACTAGAAAACAAAAAGGCGGGGGTTTATTTGATTTTTTAAAAATTGATATTCCAATTGGTGAAAAAGTAACAGGATTGTTTAGTGGATTAAAAGCTAGATTTACCAGAAAGAAAACATTTACTGATAAAGTTAAAGATAATATTACATCTGGTGTAAAAACTGTCGTAAATACACCTAATAAACTTGTCACTGGTGCTAGTTCTGGAGTTAAAAATATGGCTGCTGCTCCTAAAAAAATTGTTAATCAAATTCCTGGAGTTGCTCCTAAACCTAAAGGTCTATTTGGTGGAACCAGAAAAAGAAAACAAAGAAAACATTAATCTTCATTATCCAAAGATTCTTTCAGATAAGTATTTGAACAAATCTTTTTAACTATCTTATCATCCAATCCATCCATAGGTTTTCCTAAAGTTGACATTGCTCGCGCGTAAAACATTTGCTTCTCATCATCTTCCATAAAATCTGGATTCTCTCTTGTCCAATTTGTTAATGCCGTATAATTCTTATTTGATGTTTTACGTATTGCATTTTTTATTTTCTCTTTTGATTTATCTTTTTCCCATGTATTATTATCTTTTATATATATTGTCTCACGTTTTGTATCAGTGCAATGCATTGGTCGTTCATAGACACTTAATTTATTCATATTTTCCATTATCACATTACTTATTCCTTTCTCTAATCCTTGAGTTTTAGTAAAATCTAATTGTTCTAATGATACTTGTATTGACTTGATAAAATCACTCATATTTATTGCGTCTTTACATTTTTCATTTAAAAATACATTTATACTAAATCTTTGATTATTATTTATTGTATTGTTATTTGTTGTTGAATTGCCTAATTTTGGTATTATTTCTGTCATTTGTTTACTTTGTGCCATTATCGTTTTTTGTTGTTCTACCATCGATTTTTGCTGTTCTACCATCATACTACGTAATTCTTTATTTTCATTAACAACAGTCAAAAACATATCTTTTAATTCTAATTCTTTATCTTTGTTTGTTGGTTTTTCTACTATTTCTTCACATTTTTCTTCACTTTCGTCTTCATTTATACAACTTTTTTTATGTCTCCATAATCCGGAGTTAGATTTGAATTTTCTTTCACAATTTACACATGTAAATATTTTATTTTCAGGATTTTTGGGGATTGAATGATTGCTAATATCCCCACTATCAATTGCGTCCATCATTTTTTTATGTTTTGCTGTGCCTAAATGTTTATTGAAATCTTTTTTACTATCTGTGGAATAATCACATTTTTCACAAATATATTTTTTTGTTAAAATTTCGGGATTTTTGGGATTTTTGGGATTGCGGGACATTGCTTATATAAAGCAATATAAAAAATCCCTAAATCCTTTTTTTTATATTTTTAAGTATATTTTTAAAAAAGTAATCATGCTGTAATTTTTAAATGCTCTAAAATTTTTTTTTGAGTTTTTGAATTTTCTTTTAACAATTCTTTTATCATCTCCTGTTCTTTAATTACATTAGTTAAATATATATTTATGTTTTTTAACATATATATATTCTCTCTGTTAATTTCCTTATCTGTTATATCTTCTTTATTATATTTTTTACAAGTTTGTTTATGATTCCATAAACCTTGTCTATATTTATATTTTTTTCCACATTCACATATATATACATTCTTTTCTTCCAATTGATTTTTATCTTCAATCATTTTCCTATGTTTATTTGTTTGTAAATGAACATTATAATTTGAAAGTTTAAAACATTTAAAATCACATTTTTCACAACAAAATTCTTGTTTTTCTTTAATTTTATTAGGCATTATATATATACATTATATATAAAATTCTTTAAATAGTTACAGAGTAATTATTTAATGCCGTGTTTTTTTCGAATTTTATAAAAGCCCTCAAAATATTAAAAATGGACATTTTATTTTGTCCAAAATCAAAAAAAATTTACAAATATAAAATTCCAAAAAAACACACTTTTAAAAAGGGATATATTTTGTTATGTAATAGCGTCACAAAGAAAAAAAGGCGATTTTTGGGCGATTTTCTTTAAGTTCAAAATTAATATATATTATTTTTAAACTTAAAGGATTTTATAAAGAAAATAATATTTTATTATTATATTAATAATAATGGACCAAAATTTAAGAGTAATAACTCCCTCGGATGAAGAGAGTGAGATCCTAGAAGCACTCAAGAATACAGATAATTATTCGGGCTACTTCGGCGTGTACCATAGCAACCCCGGCAGACCCAGGCCCTACGCGGCGCAGGTGTGGCGCGGCGGCAAGATGGTGAGCCTGGGCACTTTCGCCACCGCCGAGGAGGCGGCACTGTGCATCGCGCAGTCGCCGGAGGGGCGGGCGACGGCGGCGAGGGGGGTACGGAGGGCGGCGGCGAGGGCGGCGGCGAGGGGGGTGGCGGCGAGGGAGGAGGCGCCGCCGCTGACGAGTGAGGAGGCGCGGCAGCAGGCTGAAATAGAGGGATTGACACTAGTCAGAAATAATAATATGTCGGGCTACTTAGGCGTGTACCGCAGGGGCGACGCGAGGCGCTCGAAGCCCTACCAGGCGGAGGTGACCCGCAGTGGCAAGACAGTGAGCCTGGGCCACTTCGCCACGCCGGAGGAGGCGGCGCTGATTCTTGCGAGGACACGGGAAGGGAAGCGAGCAGCAGAAAAGCAGATGAATGGACCGAACACGTCGATACATCTGGCAGAAGCAACGACGCGCACCGACCAGCCTGTCGCCACGAAGCGACCGAGAA